TAGATACAATTAAGCTTGCATCTGATTTGAGTAAGGTAGCTTCTGCTTTGGTAGATAATTCAGATTTGATTGCAAGCGCAATCACTAAGATTACCTATCAGGACAAAGAGAATAAAGACGATGATTTCACAATGTTCAGAATTATGGGTGCTCTGGAACTTTTGAGTGCAGTAAGTGAGAACAGTGTAGAATTCATTCATGACATTATTGAGAAGTCAACTAATCTGGAATATGATGAAGTTGGGGAACTTGATAACGAAGCAGGTATGGACGTATTGTGTTCTATCTACAAGGTGAACAAAAGTTTTTTTCAGAAGTTATTCAAGAAGCTAAAGGAGAAGATGACGAGTTTGACGGAAACATCAACCCAGAAGAACTCCGAAAAAGAAAAGAAACCAGCCAAGGCAAAGAAATAAGCTTTTATGATGCTATAAATACATTAGTAGCACATGGGCATGACTATAATTCTGTATTACATAGGTACAGTAAAGATGAAATAGAGATTTGTTACGAAAAGTGTATTAGACAAGACACAAGTAAAAATGCAGACTTTATTGAATCAGTAATGGCAGGTATTGGTGGTGCTTTTGGTGGTGGAAAAGAAATACAAAAACTTCTTGACACTATGAGAAATGGTTAGAAATTTATCAGCCTTACCTTTTATTGGGTAAGGCTTTTTTACTATAAGGGGTGGACATATTGGCAGACAAAGATTATAAAGTAGGCATATCTGTAAAAACAGATGCTAAAGGTGCTGAAAAAGATATAAAAAGTCTTGATAAAGCCCTAAATGGTTTATCAACTGCTAAGAATATCGACATAAAGGTAGACACAAAAGATGCATTAAGTAAGATTAGTGCAGTAAAAAACTCAGTAATGTATCTACCAAAACAGGGAAAAATAAATATAACTGTAAATGCCGCTGATGCATTACGAAAAATCAATTCAATCAACAATGCAGTTAATAAAGCTAAAGGTTCTTATAGTGTCAAGTTTGGTGCAGACACTACTTCTGCTAACAATAAGCTGAGAACACTAGAAAGAAACTTGAATAAGATTTCTTCCGCGCAAAAGAAATTTAGTGTAAATGTAACAGGCAAGGAGTCAGGACTTGAAAATGTAATTTCAAGATTACAGCAAATAAAGACTCTAGTAAACCAAATTAATAGAACTTCTGTAAATGTTAGAGGAAATGTTAGAGTACCAGTAGTTAGTAATAACAGAAATATAGGATATGCAAATAACGGCAGAAGTGGAGTTAATTACATAGGAGGAGCGGCTTTAGGGGGTAATTCTACTTCTGGAAATAGACCGTTTGTTGGTAGTAATAATCTTAGTGATTTAAGTACCTTTGACAAAATAGCATATGGCATTAACAAATTTGCACAATTTAGTAGAAGCCCTACTTCTGGTTTACAGGCTATTGGTAATTTGACAGCAGACTTGTCTAAAGTTACTTCTACTTTAGGTATTATTGCTACCTCTGCATCAGCTGTGGCTTTGATATTTATTGGTTGGGGAAAAGCTATAAGTTCAACCATCAGTGCACTGGGAATGGTGGGAAATGCTCTTAGAACTATCTTAGAACCGCGGATTCCAGTTTGATAGGGAAATGCAGTTACTTACCAATGGTATGGCAGGAGCATTGTCATCTATAGGTCAGGTTAATGGACAACAAGTTAAATTTAATGATGCTTTAATGATTTCAAGGGATTTAGTTAAACAAATATCACTTGATGCCATTAAGATAGGAGTAAGACCACAACAATTAGTTGGTACATTTAGAAGTTCCTTAGAACCACGGACTACAGGCAGGGATGAATATAAGTCAGATTAGAAAACTGACATCAACATTTTCTACTGTTGGTAACGAAATGGGGATTAACCCACAGACATTGAATCGTGATGTCGCAGATATTTTTGCTGGTAAGAATGTGCAAAGAACCAGTTTAGGTATGCAGTTAGGTTTAACCAACGAAGATATAGAAAAAGCTAAAGCTTCTGCCGATGGTCTATATGCATTCTTAGAGGACAGATTGAGTGGTTATGCAGAAGCCAATGAGAACTTTAAAAATACTATTGAAGGTGCATGGCAACATTTAGAGGGTGTTGCTACACTAGCAAGTTCAACTTTAGTGTCACAGTTTGAACCAGCTATAGTAGAAGTTATGAATGCTGTAGCCGACTACTTTGGAACAATAGAAGCAAATGAGGAAACAGGGGAACAAGCATTTGTTCCTAAACCAGCTATGTATGAGCTTATGGATGCTCTTGAAGAATTAGCTTTATATATAGCAAGCTGTGTTGATTACATAATTGCATGGGCAGAAGCTTTCGAGGACACACAAGACCCTGTAGATGCTATCATATCTCTGATAGAAGATATGATAGGGTTTGTAGTAATATCTATAACTACTATAGGGACATTGGCAGAAGTAGCTGTTAAAGCTTTTAAGATAATATATTCTACAGTAATGGTTGCTGTTAACGTATTTGAGTTCTTAAAGGAAGGTATTTGGGCATGTGTTGATGCTTGCATAGCTTTAGGTAAGGCTATGGGAGGGGATATGGATGCCGCTGGTGATTATTTGTCATCAGCTAGTGAGCATTATGATAACGCAGTAAAGGCATTTAACGCTAAAAATTGGAGAGAGTCTAGCGATAAGATGTCTAAAGAAGGTATACTAGGCCAGAGCGGTGAATTATCAACAAAGCTTAAAAGCTTAATAGAAGAAGCTAGAGCTAAAAGCAAGGAAACACCTAAGTCTAATATAAATCCAAATGATATACAGTCAAGATTCCCCCCATCAGATAATGATAAAGCGGCAAAGAAAGCGGCTAAAGAAGAATTAAAAGAAGCTAAAAGACATTATGAAGAACAAAAAGAAGTCCTTAAAAATGCATTAGAAGATATAAAAGAACAGGTAAAGAAAGATTTAGACCATTTAGATGCCTTGAATGAACAGGGCATAATAGCTGTTTCTGCATATTACCAGAAAAAAGAAGCGTTAGAAGCTAAACAGGCACAAGCTGATGTAGACTACTATCAAAAACTAATAGCATTAACACAAGCAACTCCATATGAACATGAAACAGATAAGCAAAAAGAATTATTAAAGCTACAAAGAAGTTTAGATAAGGCAACAGACCAGCTAGGAGAAATAAATAAAACTGCCAATTACATAAAGGATATATCTCAGGAAAATCAAGACAACTTTAGCTATCTTTTAGGAAACCAAAGTAATTTAATAAAAGATAGTGGGGTTCAGATAAATAACGAGGGTAGTCAATCTGTCAGCCAGTCGGTGTCACAGTCAGATAGCGGAGACCCATTTAAGGTTACAGGTAAAACTAACGAAGAGTTGGCATACAGATTTTTTACTAACAAAGCTATAGGATTTAATGATAACTTCGCTAGGGGCATTATTGGGGCACTAATGGGGGAAACAGAGGGGCTTAATCCTAAAGACCCCGGCGGTGGAATAGAGCAAATGGACTCCTATAGATGGGGACAATTAGTTAAATTTGCCAACGATAACCATAGTGACGTATATAGCATATATACACAGTTAGCTAACTTAGTTAGAGAGATAACAACTGGTGATGAAGCTGGTAATTGGAAAGAAGCATTAGAACTAATAAAAGCGGCAGGTGGAACAGCAGAAGCCGTAACTAGATATTATACAGAGAAAATTCTAAGGCCTCTTGATTCTAACCAAGGCATAATAAGAGCCAATACAAAAATACCTATTTTAAATAATATTTTAGCTGATGCTAATAAAAACCCACAGCCACAGTCTCAAGCAACTACAACTTCACCACAATCCTCCAATATGTATGCTGGTAAGCCTGCATATTTAGTTCAGGGGGATATGTATGGATTAGATTCAAGATATGTAGCTTCAAACCACCCACGGAGATGATTATACTACTAATTTATCTGGCATTCAAGATACTGTCAAAGCGGCGATTAATGGTATGGCTAATTTAGGTCATGCCGCTGGTCTTTTTGATAAGATGAAAATTACTGGTGGGGCTGAGAAGTGGATTCATGGTGAAGGACATCATGTAGGGTTGAAAATAGATTTAGACCCTAGTATACCTATTGGTTGGCTGGAAAATATGGCTAATCTGTTTGGGTTTGCTATTGGTGAGGAAGATGCTGGTAATGGAAACCACCATTATGATTTGTCTTTTGATAGAAGATACGGAGTGGGTGGTAATAACCTATATACTCCTCATAAGTATCTAACTGAAATGTCAATGAATGAAATGTATCCGCCGTCTAGTTCTGGTGGGGCAAAGAATTTGTCTTATGCACCAAATAAAGAGGGAGCCAATGCACGTTCGGGGGAGAAAAAGAGCTTAGTCTCTTCCGTTAATGACAGTGCTGAGTTTTCCGCACTTTTATCTGACACTAGACTTGAAGAGAAGTTCATAATACAGCTAAAATATCTTGATAAGATAGAACAGTATAAGAAAAAGGCCGCTTCAACATCAGGTGATGAAAGTACATACTATCAGAAATTAGCTGACACTCAAAAGGTAGTTATGGATGCTAAGTTAAGAGAAGTAGATGAGAAGCATTATGAACAATTATTGCAGACGAAATTAGAGGGGCTAGAGAAAGAAGCTTCTAACTTAGCTAATATGTGGTATAGTGTAGTAATGGGGTATACTGATATAATGGATAAAACGCTTAGAAAGGCGTGGAAACCAGTAATAGGTTTAAAGTCATTATCCAATTATGAACGCAACATACCAGATGAATTTGATTTATCTACGTTTGTGCCTAAATACGGCTTAGAATATTTTGGCACTTATAATAAGGAGTATACAGATTCCAAAGGAAGGGTAGTAAAACATGATTATCAAACTCAGGTAGCGGAAATAGTTAAAAATCTGGCGAAATCCGCAACAGAAGAGGAAACAATAGGCTATATCAAACAGTTTGATACAATAAGAAAAGCTATTGATAGTATGTATACTAGTTTTGATAAGGTTATAAAAGCATTTATATCTAAATCAGAAGCATATTTTGACCACCAAGTAGCTCTTATAAAGGGAAATAAGTTTATAACTACAGGTCAGCAAGAAGCTATAACTAATAAACTAAATGCAGAAAAAGCTAAAGCCGATATAGCTATACAGAAATCAGCAGTAAAGCAATATCAGGATAGAATGGACTACTTATTGGCACAAATAAAGAAGGATAAAGTAGAACATTATATAAATGACACGAGAAAAAAGGAATTAGATAATAAACGAAATGTAAAAGATAAAAAAAATATATACGATAAAGGTAAGTTAAGTGATAGTGAGTATGAAGAATTCAGAAAACTTGTAGCTAGAAATTTTTTTATAGAATCAGAAGTATCTGATTATAATAAAGAATTTTTAAATCTTGAAAATAATATTGTACCAGTATTAAAGGAATCAATAGAGTTAAATAAGCAATTATCATACACACCAACTCTATTAGAACAAGTAGGTATACAAGCTAAGCAAAGCCTAGAGGATGGGCTATTAACCTTCTTGACAGACGGGGTAAACGAAGCTAAATCACTAGAAGAAGCATTCAGCAATTTAATCATTAGTATGCTTAAAGACTTGCAGAAATTGTTCGCCAAAAAATTAATTAATGACTTCTTTAATACTACTATAATGAAAAAATGGTTTCCTAATACGGATAGAGCATTAGAACCAGAGAGAATGTCGAGAAAAGAAACATATAACTATGTAAGTAGTTCTTCACCATATACTAATTATGGTACAAGGGCTTCTAGTAATATGTTATATGGAGTTGATTTTTCTAAAAAGGAAAGTGTAAATGCAGGATTAGCTAAAGCAAATACATTTGCTCAGTATGCGCCAAGGCCAACTCAAACGCAACAAATAGAAAATGGAATCAAGGCTGGGTATAAGTTTAATAACAAGCTAGAGTTTTCAAGAATATATGAGGGAGCAGACATACAAACTAAAAAACTACAGAATAGTCTTAATAATGTTGCCGATACCTCAAATAATTTAGCTAGTGCTAAGAGATTTGAGTATACTGCTACAAAGCTGAATACAGAAGTAACAGTTACCAACACAAATAAGACAACAGCTGATAATGTTGCGGCTGAGATGGCAAAGGGAACAAAGATTACTGATACTGCCGCATTAGAAGCACATACGGTGGCATTAACAGCGGATACAAATGCTATGTCATCAGGTGGAGGACTAGGAGCAGGAATTGGTGTGCCTAATCTAACCATAGGCGGAAATTCATATGCTACAGGTGGATTTGTCAGCGGAGCAGGTACAGACACATCAGACAGTATACCTTCAATGCTAAGTAATAATGAGTTTGTAGTAAAAGCTTCTGCCGTAAGAAAATATGGTACTAACTTCTTAGATGCAGTAAATAGTGGAACATTTAGTAAATTGCATGTAGCTAAATTTGCTACAGGCGGAAGTGTAGGAGGAAAGGTAGCGGAAACAACAGCTAAGGGAATAGCTTCATTTGCAGGAGATATAGGTTCTAATGTATCCACTACAAACCATATATCCATAGGATTGCTGAGAGACGATGATGCTATAATAAGCAGTTATTTGAATTCTAGTAAAGGTCAGAAGTATTTATTAGACTTCAATAAGAATCATGCAAGTGTAATGAGTAAGTTTGGCAGATAATCATTGACAAATATATCTTTATGTGGTATAATATATTTATAATAAATAAAGACCCCCACTTCTTAGCTATGAGGTCTAGCAGTTAGGCTAGGATGAAATAGCGTAAGTGGGGGTGCAATAACTTCTATTGACAGCTTTAATCATTTGTGTTAAGATTAAATAAGGATTTTTCAAAGGAGGTGAAACAAAATTGTTTAAAGCATATAAATTCAGATTATATCCTAATGAAGAACAAAAACAATTCATTAATCAAAATATTGGTAATGCTAGATTCATTTATAATCACTGTTTAGCTATGAAAAAAGACCTTTGGAAAAATGAACAGAAAACTATTTCTATCAAAGAATTATCTAAACACATTACTGATTTGAAGAAATATCAGGAATATGAATGGCTGAAAAAGAGCGATTCTATCGCCCTACAACAATCACTCCGTGACCTTGATTCAGCTTTTCAACGATTTTTCAAGAAACAATCTAAATATCCAAGATTTCATAATAAACACAAGAAAAATTCTTACAGAACAATCAATCAGAATGGGACAATAGCTATTGAGAATAGCAAGCTACGCTTGCCTAAACTCAAAACTCTTGTAAAAGTTAGGCAGAGTAGATTTTTCAATGGAATAATCAAAAGTGCAACGGTGTCAAAGACACCATCAAATAAGTATTTTGTTTCACTTCTTGTTGAGGAAGAAGATGCTTTTGGAACTTCTAAGTCTAATGAAGTTGGTATTGATTTAGGTATCAAAGATTTTGCTGTTTTGTCCAACGGTACGAAGTACCATATGGACACAGAGCATATTAAAAAACTTGAAAAGAAATTAAAAAGATTACAAAAACAATTTTCAAGAACGATGCCTAAATCCCAAAACCACGAGAAGAAAAGAATTAAATTGGCTATTCAATATGAAAAAATTACCAATTTTAAGGATGATTTCTTTCAAAAACTTTCAAGAAAGTTAGTAGATGAAAACCAAGTTATAGCTATTGAGAGTTTGAAAATCAAAAATATGGTAAAAAATCATAGATTAGCTAAATCTATTCAAGATAGTTCGTGGAATAAGTTTGTATTAATGATTGAATACAAGGCAAATTGGAAGATGAATTGCAAAGCAGTGAAGGTAGATACCTTCTTTGCTAGTTCTCAAATTTGTTCAAATTGTGGATATAAGAATAAAGAAGTAAAAAACTTACAGGTGAGAGAATGGGAATGTCCGAAATGTCATGTAAAGCATGACCGAGATACAAATGCTAGTATTAACATTTTGAATGAAGGGAAAAAGCTACTTTCAGTAGCCTAAAATCAAATAAAAATTATACCGTAGGAACTACGGAATTTTAAGCCTATGGAGATTGTGTAAGACGGATAGTGCGATTTTACCGCAACTGCTACGGTCTATGAAGTAGGAATCTCCCACCTCTTTAGGTGGGAGTAGTTCAAAATAGATTAAAGGAGAAATTTGATGGGTAATGAGATGATTGAAAAGCTAAAGGGTTTAGCGGAAAATAGACTAAAGGAAGAGGTTGACAAGGTTAATGATACTAATCTTGACACTAACGTGGATAAGATTAATAAGTATCTGTCAACACTATCAATGTTGTCATCTATAAGCTTAACAAGAAAGCAAGAAGAAGCTACAGAGGTTATGTTGAATTTTGCCAACGGGGATAACATGAAAGAGTTATTCAATAACTTTGACTTTAGTAATTTTAAACAAGTATTCAATAAACTTAATATTTAATATTCATGGGCTATTTGATACTTATGTCGAATAGCCCTATATATTATTATGATAAGGAGTTTGATGTATGACTATTAAGGAATATGTTAATAAAGAATTAGATATGCTGGATGAATCACATGCTGATGTCAAAAAAATAAAACCAGCCATTATAGATATTATAGATATTATAGATAATCTTGACAATAATAAAGAAAGAGCATTACTGGTTAATGTGTTTAATTTGCTGATAAAATATATACCATTATCACCCCTTACAGGAAATGAAGATGAATGGGAAGAGTGTAAAAGGCTTAATGGAGAAGTATATCAGCAAAATAAAAGGTGTGCTAGGGTGTTCAGAAGAAATATGGATAATGGTACTGCAAGTGTAATTGATGGTATATTATTTTCTGATGATGGAAAGAGATGGTTTGGATGCAAGGAATCTGAATACAAAATAGATAAGTTTCCTTTTGACATTACTAATTTTTCTACCAAGCATTATAGATTAAAATATTCTACTGATGATATGCCAGTCAAAAAGCAACTAGAGGGCGGTCATTATGAGTCCTTATGACAGAGTTAAATCATATATAATAAATGATTACTTAGAATCAGAATCATTTAAAGAAGAAATACTGGTAGCGGCGGAACAATACGGTGTTAACAGGATAGATGTAGTAAAGTCGGCTTATGTTGGCAAATGTCTATGTAATAAGATAGATTATATATCGAATGGTATTGGTGGCAATGTAGACAAAAATGATTTATCAATTATCCTAAAGTCAATGGCTGGTGATTCAGATGTTTCTGGTAAGATGTCAGCAGTTATAGACAGTGTATATTTGGATAACGACATACCAGAAAAAGAAAAAGAGTATATTTCTGATACATATAAGTTAAAATTATCTGTATATGATGGAGAGTATAGAATAGAACACTTTTACAAAGTAGCAGGAACCTATGTGATGGATAGATGTATATTTTCTGGTGGGAAAGAAGAGTGCACGAGTAAATTTAACAGTATGATTGGAGGATGACTGTCATTGTCATACGTATATAAAGAAGGTACATCTATTTATGATGTAATAGAGACTATCAATGATTTGATGGTTAATAAGGTAAAAACGTGGAGTATTGTATATAGTAGTAACGATACATACGAGGGAGCAAGTAGGCTATCTCATGTGATATGGAAAAGCACAGGTGGCGGCACAGATATTATATACCTTCATGTGTGGGCTATAAACGCAAAAACAATGGTTATTGATAGTATGGTTGGGTATGATAGCCTATTAATGAGCTGGGAACAACCACGGAAGTATAATGCAACAAAACAGTGTATGGCTTAAAAAGGGCAAGAAGATAACAGATTATAATTTACCAACTTACACTCTAGTAGAGAACGAAAAATTTAGTTTTTGGACTTTTGTCAATGAGTACAGAGCAGTTGTAGTAACTAAGTTGTCTACATATTACGAATCAATGTATATGGGATTTATAAATCCTATTGCAGTGGAAAGACAATATCCATACCCAATGTATGTATGTGGAAATGGCAATACATCACAAGAATGGCCTAACAATAAATCTGGCTCTTTTGTTTTTCCTACTAATGGTAGCGGATGGTTAAGAAGAGTTAGCGGTGATTGGAGAAAGTTTGAGTGTACTGAGAGTGCATTAAACCCTTATGGGGAAGGAACAGTATTCCCTGAGAACGTTGGCAACAAAAAGTTAGTATCTAATTATACTAAGAATGATACATCATCTTTGGATAATTTTATATTAATACCTGTTATTTTGCACACATTTAAGCCAATAGATATATGTGGTATTATGCAGGATGTGTGCTGGGTAAGCGGCACAAGAGATGTATCAAGTGAACAGTTGCTTACGTTTAACAGCGATAGTTATATAATTTTTGATACTAAAACAAGTAGAAGCGAGAATAGTTATTTTGCAATAAAGATGGCATAATAGGGGAGTGGTGGTATTAGTGGATAAGATAAGAGTGTCAGATGAAATATTCCCTATTTCGCCCAATGATATGCTATTAAAGATAAGAAATTTCTTAGTTAACCAATGTCTTTTTACTGTTGTAAGAGAAATAGCAGATGATTTAGACATAGGAACAGGGACGTTTTCTGATGGGCAATTATGCATTTTAAAAGACCCAATAAATAAATATTATATATATCTTCGTTCTGCTAATAGTTATAATATTTGGGGAAATTCATACACAACAGAGGAGGATAAGATTAAAAAAGATAGTATAGCAGGTATAGGATTATTGATGTCTACTGAGTATAATGATAAGTTTATTAAATGGTATGACCAAGATAAGACCCCCCTATACTTTAAAAACAACTATGTATTTAGATACGGAGTAAATATACCCTATAAAAAAGATATATTTTTAAATTACTGTTACAATGGGGAAGAAGCATATACATGTTTAATATCATGCAGAAATAAATTAGACGAAACCCCTGTTACTGATATAAGATACAACATAAGTCATACTATATTTGGTAATCTACATATATTTAACAAGGTAAACGTAGATAGCAATGAGGTTGGTGGTTTTATGATATCAAATGAGACTACCGACCACGGAACATCTGCAATAAAGGTAGACAAGATTAAGGTTGGTGAAAAGCCAATAAAACGTAAAACTAAGGTTAAGACAGCAAATTTACACCAACCAAGCCCAAACAATAATTTGGTAGATATTTTTTCGAGTAGTGGTGTTGGTTCAACTACGCATATAAATGTAACATACGGTGATTACCCAACTCAGGCATATGATACGAGCTATATTTACGGAGAAACTGATATAAAAGATGATAAGGCAGAGGATAAAACTAAGCATGGTATTAATAATGTTGATGCCGGTATCATCGGGTGTTATTGGGCTTCTAGTCCATCATTTAACGGTGGGGATATAGGAGGATTTGATAGAAAGTCCTTTTTGGAGCTATTCTCGATTCTTAGTAAGTTCAATCCTACTGCTTTAGCATATAGTGAATTATGCTATGGTTATAATTACTTTAATAAAGATACTTATGACTGTAAAACATTTGGACTACCTATTATACCTGTAGTAAATTCTAATCCTCTTTATTTGGATAAAAGATTTGCAGTAGGGGAGGTATACGGGGTATACTTTATATCAACTTATTGTACTTGTGACGGTTCATTGCATGTTATAAAAACGTACAATGGGCTTACATACGCTCAGCTATTTAGCAATTTGAGGAGAGACATTGGTAGCTATGTTGGACTAGCTATACTTAGCAAGACAGCGGAAGAGAAATTATCAGATAGTATGGGGGGTAGGGAAGGTCTATGACACCAGTAAAATTTATGAAATCACTGATGAATACTCTTAAAATGCAGGACTGTAACCTAGAGGGGTTCGACTATGCTTTAGATGTAACTACAAGTGGTAAATATAAAACATGGAATTCATTAATTTCAGAAATATCATCAGCGATAGGCAATAACAAGACAGAAGAAGATGGAAAGAAGTTTTTGTTGACAGCCTGTAATATAAATCTTGATAATGAAGATGTTGGTTCATTACTTGGGTATGATGCTAGTGGGGGTCAGATTGCTAATGAACATGCTGTTATAAAGGAAACTGGTAGTATTTCCTCGCCCAATAGCGATAAGTTTACAATCAGCGGTATTACATTTAGCACTGATAATAATTTATCTGCAAAGGATAAGAATCTTGTTAATATATTATATACATGGTGTATACCGCTTGCTATGGAAAAAGTAACTAATAGCTATGGTTTGTCTGTGACTGATAGTAGCTTTTGCACAGATATGCCTATTAAGTTCTTTTCAGAGCCACTTATTGCTGGTCAAAGTGTCAAATTGGCATATGTTGAGAACTATTTTTCTAATGATAAGCTTTGTGCATATGAGTTACATGTTAATGATGCTGATTCAGTATATGGCGATGCCACTGATGGTGATGATGGTACAGCAGACGAAAAAAACCTTTTGGATGCTACCCTTGCACATGAGTTTGTTCATGCATTGATGGCTACTAACATGTTGATATTTAATAACCTGCCAAAGTGGTTTCAAGAGGGTTCAGCTGAATTAGTAATAGGATGTGATTCTACAAGAACTGCTGACCTATTAAATGCTTCTTATGACAATAGTACATTTATGAGTGGTATAAATGATACTACACCTATGGGAGCTCAGAAGTATGCATCTGGGTATATAGTGTTAAGATATTTATTATGTAAGTTGGCTACCGATAGGGAAGAGAATACTGATGCATATGAGCCTCCAAGTAATTGCGTGTACACTCTTAAAGAGTTAACTAACAAGATAAAGTCATTTTTAACCAGTGATTATAATGGTACAGTACCGTGGGAGATAGTCGATGATAACATTGATAAGAGTGATAGTATGGCATTGTTTCATCCATTTGGTACTACCTTTAAAATACCAAACGGAAATAACCCCGCTTTTTTATCTATTAACTGGGAGCAGTTAAACGTTGGTCAATATCAGAATATACCAGAAGAGAATTATAACTACTTTTTTGATACAACATGGGTTAGATTTTGTGTCTGCCCTATAGGTGTTGATGAATGGGGAGACCCTATTATATCTCATACCCACTATGTTTGGAAAAGAAACGAAATTTTAAAGGACTCAGGGGAATACTTATTTTTTAGCTTGCATATCAAACAGGATAACGGATTATATAGCTATGAGCAGGGTGGTTCGTCTACTGAATATGAATCTTGCAGTGATACTCCACCTATATCATCATATAATCTCATACCTTTGCATGATACTGTATATGCACAGTGCTATAAGGATGATATATTTAGAACACCAAAGAGATTACCACGGATTTGGTAGTGCTATATTGGCTATTGCCAATAGAAATAAGGGAGATAGCGACTATAGATGTATAGAATATTGGATGACAAAAACTGATAGGTCTGCCACTGTTACCATAAGAGTTTGTGGTAAGTATTACCAATCAGTTACCTTTGGCTTTTTAGACCATACAGACGAAAGGGTATATAGATATCCGTTATATATTGGCGGCGGTGTATTGCCATTAACCCAAGATGTATACACATATACCCCTATTACAGGTGGATGCCAGCAGCATAAATATGGTAATGTCGTATCTGCTGATATAAAGAATAAGGCATTTGTTAACGGAAATATCTTAAATACTTGTAAATTTAATGGGGCTAACTGCACTACGTTTAGAGTTCGCAGACCAAGCGGTGTATGGGATAACTATAATAATTTTATACAATCAGCACACAGGGTAGATATATATACATGCCCTAGGTGTGGTGGCTATGGTCAATGTTATGAACCACAATTTAGGTATGATATAACTCCGCCAACAAGAGATGATTCGTCAACAGCAATGATATATCCAAGAGATTGTGGCTTTAATATGCATGAAGTTAGAACTACTGCAATAAACAAGGGACTTGAGTATGAGTATAAAAATAAGCTAGACCAGTATGTTAACATACCGACGAATGTATATGCTACTAACTTAGTACCTCCTATTAAGCGTAAGGGAGATATGTCAACTCCGTTATTCCCTATAATCCCTTATTTAAAGCACCATAAAGAGAATTATGGTATAGAAGATGTTGCAGAAGCAAACGGCATAATGGGTCAAGTTCCACGGACAGTATGCTATATGGGATAAATCGGATAGGCATGGTGAGTATACCTTAAATAAGAAGAAATTTTTATTAGTGCCAGCAGGATACCCAGAAAGATTAATATCATATCCAGTAATGAACTCAGTAGTAAATTGGTTCCCACACGAGGAGGAAATAAAATCATGGTATGATAACATCTATACAGACTCTAATATGATATACTCTACAGTAGCCATAGATTTGTCAATAACCATAACTTTAGATTTACTAAGAAAATATATTATTATTGATGATAAAGAGGGGAATTCTTTTTCTTTTTACAATGATAGACTATATTATCTTAATGACACAGCCACAGAAAGTGCATATTATATGGTGTATTATGATATAGACAAAGTAACTGATAAGGGAATGAGCGGAGAGGGAAAATTATATGTAATAGCCAGCGATAAGTACGGGCATGTAGCCACTATATCAGAAATCGATGGTGGTAAAAATGGTAAGAACAATATATTAAAAACAGAATCAAGGGGGTAATATTTTGGCATATGTATCATATAATGTGGCTAATCCTAACGAATTAATTACTAGGATGTCAGAATACATATCATCACAGGGATATACGGTAGTACAAGCCCTTGCTGATGATTTAAATATATACGATATGAGTAGCACAGATGGTAAGAAGTTTGTGTTTAAAGATGCTACTGATAGCTATTTTATAAGCCTAAGAAGTGCTAATGGTTATAAAATATTTGGTGATAATTCAACATTAGACACAGAAACAAAACCAGATAAAGCAGATGATACTATTGGTGGTGTAGGGTGCATAATAAGTGAGGGGTACAGCAAAACAGTTAGATGGTTTGCTCAGTACCATGCTCCTGTAAAAGCCAGCAATAAGAATTTTTATTTAGGAACAGGAATATCTATGCCCATTGGTAGTGACTATGCAGGTAATTATATACTATATTGCAATAGAATAAAGACACCATCAGACACTTTAGTATTTTCATTAGTTAAGCATGTGTCAGACCACTGGGCTTATTTATGTTCTACTTTGATAGTGGGGAATGTATATAAGTACGATACATGGGATGGTGGAGTATTTATGTCAAGCAATTTTGATTATACCTTAAAAAATGGTGCAGAATTATTTAATAATAAGCATATATATACAGCTTCAAATGCAGATGCAGATGACGTAATTACTGATGGTGATGTAGGTGTTATATTAGGTAATGGCAATACATTGCCAAGAACATTCCTTAGAATAGACATAGACAGTGCACCAACAAAAGAGATATATTGGGCATGTGATGTAGATAATAACACAGAGGGTACAGGAAAGCATTTGGCTTTGCCTTTGAAAATGGGAGGAAAAGCACCTGCCATACCTAGCTATGGATATATGCAGAGTACAAGTAGTCTTGATTGTGGGGCTAATTGTAATACTTTAAATAGCATAACAGTTAATATGCCTATATATATGGCGGTAAAAGTAGACCCAGATACACTAGGTAATTATGCGGCAGTAGGTTATGTTAACGGTGTTTATTTCATATCATCGTATAATATACAGGCAACTGAATGCTATGAGATTGATTACCCTAAGAGTGGTGAGCAGTGTCAGGTATTCCCACTTACTTGCAGAAGAGGTAAGTTTGGATTTGATGCAATAAGCGTTAAGCAAGAAGTAGATAAATAATGGCGGTGAGCTGATTTGGCAGACATAAATGACACTTATGTGTTATTGAGTTATTCCTCCTTAAAAAGAGTTGATTCATCAATAATATCTATTAAGGACACAAAGATATGTGACAATATCAAAATAGTGTCAGCAGATATATCGGCTATGTCTGCTAAACCACCTTATTATGGTGATGAAATAAACATTAAGTTCTGGGCTAACCTATCTCTGAAAATAGGAGAAAAGAGTCCATCAACAGAAACAATATACACTCTTCATGATGGTTGGGATTATCGTTACAATAGAGTTGACAACACTTTTATTATTAAGGACAATACAGGAACAATAGTGTACACAAAAAGTGGAATAACCTCTATGGCTGACTTCCGCGTTGATTTTAACGTTATAAAGAGTCATCAATTTGTTATTATGGTTGGCTCTGGCGATACAGGAATACAGTTCATAAAACCAGTAAAAGCTGATTTAAGGTGGGGAACACAAGAAGCTTTATCAACCACAGATATTATAGTAGCGTGTATACCAGATGCATATAGAATATGTTATAATTATGATATATCATTATATGATAAGTATGACACTCCCTTATTTGATGATTACTTGACCGTGTACGATTTAGGGGACTTACATACATCAATGCAGTTTCAGTATTCTGATTTGTCAAAAATGGTATCAACTGGGGTTAAAGACGGGCAACTTGTAAAAGAAGTATTTGACTCAGTATACTGTAATATGATAACTAATAAGGTGTTAATAAGTAATTGCACTAGAGACCTATATCCAGAAATGTTGCCAATCATTAATAAAAATGAGAATAATAATAATAGGCCTTGCTATGAACCATGGATGATTTGGGGTCTTTATGACTTTATTTACGGCAAGAGAAATAATGATGATAGTGACGATTTTGAAATAGAAGTATTTGACTTGTCACCACAGTGGAGCTAGGGGTGATTTAATGGCAGACGTAAAGATAACAGAAAAATATGAATATTTAACTGATATAATCACTTCGTACTCTGGCATAGAACAGAGAGTAGCATTGAGGGATGAACCAAGACACTATGTATCATATAGCTATCCTGCAATGAATAGTTATCAGGCACAATGGCTAAGAGGAATAACCAGAATGAATCAGGGAACTGCATTATATGTTCCTATGTGGCACAATGCATTGTATCTGACAGAAGAAGCAATAAGTGGGACAAAGCAACTAAAGGTAGAAGATACCTCAATGTTTAGTTTAAGAAATTGCAGATTTATAGAAGTATTTAGTAAAGATGATTATTACCCTAAAGATGGGAATAACAGTGGTGATTTTTCCCCACTGTTTAAGGGGGCTAATAACTACTACCAAGTTAAAAGTTATGGTAGTTCAGGAACAGCAGGTACAATAGGCGTGTCAAAAGGGATGAAGCATTATTTAAATCCATTAAATGCATGGGTATATCCTCTTATAAAATGTTCTTTCCAGCCAATAACAGGACTTCAATATATGTATTCTAATGGTACACAAGTAACACTTAACTTAGAGGATATTCAAGAGGTATCGCCTATTAAAGTACCTGCTAAGTATTTAGTTGATTATTATGATAACTATAAGGATAGAAACTCATATAAAATGCCTTATACATATAACGGTGAACAAGTGCTAACTATAAGACCACAGTGGGATACAGATGATAGTATGTCTTTAGATGTTGAGAAGAAAACAAATAAACTTGATAATGAATTTGGTATATTTGAATATGATAATAAGAGTCTTTTTTCTTATGATAAATCAACATCAAGATTTTTACTCATAAATAAAGCAATGATAAATAATATGATAAAGTTTTTTATTAGAGTAAAGGGAAGATGCAAATCGTTTTATATGCCATCATGGGTAAATGATTTTCAGCCTTGTAAGGATATAGCTGGGGGAACAAATTATATCTATACTGTATTCGATAGTATGTATAAATATTACACATCTAATAAGAGAAAAAATAAAATAATTATATTTACTAAAGATTATAATTCATATATACTAGGTGTAATATCGATAACAACAGAGGAAATAGGTGGGTATAAATATGGAAAATTACTGCTAGGTAGTCCAGTAGGAACAACTATACCTTTAAGTAATATAGCTATGATATCATATTTTAATCATGTTAGGTTAGATAATGATGAATTAAGTATAGAGTATGAGACTACACAAGTTGCTTCTGTTAATTTAGTTACTAAGGAGGTAGATGATTAATGAGCTATGATTCAATAGAAAATTCAATCAGTAGTGGTGAGCCAATAGAGTTATATAAATTCACTTATAATGGGGTTGATTATACTTACACAAGTTCACTCAGAAGCAAATCAGTTGTATTGAATGGAAAGCAAGTTACCTTTTACCCAGAGTATATAAAAAGAGATACTAGCCTTAAACTGGGTTCTCAAGATAAAAGCATAGAGACAACAAAAGTTTTTGTAAAGAGAACAAATAGTATAGCATTATTATATCAAGGAGCACCACCAGAACAAGGAACTGTTAGTATTATTATCTATAGATACCATGAAGATGACAACAGCGATATAACAATATTAGCAAGAGGAATAGTTAGTCAGGTCTCGTTTAATGGCAGTGAAGCTTCTATGACAATAACTATTGAAAATCTATTGAACAAAAATATACCTATAGGTACATTTAGCTACTTCTGCCAGAATAACATATATGATGGTAAATGCAAATTGATAGAGAGCGAACATGCTACTACTTGTTATGTGGATGAGGGTATAGACGGTTTAACATACTATTCTACCAATTTGAGGGAACACCCTAGTGGGTATTTTACAGACGGATACATGAAGATGGGAAATAGTTATAGAGCTATAAAGGTACACGAGGATGACCATATAACAATAAAATATCCTATAGCGGAGAGTGACAAGCAAGGAAGTTTTGTTGTTTACCCACGGATGCAATGGACTATTCTTAACTTGTAATAGTAAATTTAAAAATACTGATAACTTTACAGGTATTCCTTATTGTAAACCAATGGATGCAGTAAGAAATAGAACAGGATTAGGGGCATATTGGGTCAACTCATCTGTAATTACACGCGATACAAACCGGATTTATCAATACATAATAAATTTAATTATTTTTTTTAGGGCAGTAATTGACATTCTGCCCTCTTTGTGTTATAATATATTATAAGGTGGTGTACATAATATGGCATTTAAGATGACAGCATTTGACGGATGGCTTGCATCTACATTATTGCTGTGGTTAATGAATAGAAAAAATACTCGGCAGTAGCTCAGATGAAAAGTCAAGTTTGTTGAATGAAAATAATACGACAAAAATTGGTTCAGCAATACCCGTATGTTTGGGTAGGTGCATGGTAAAAGAGCCATTGGTTTCATATTTTGGGGATTTTAGAGCAGACGCTTATACAGAAGAATATGGTATGCATACAGGTATTGATTGGATTAGTCTAATACCTATAATTGTGCTAGGAATCATAACAATATGTAGTACCCCTGATAAAGTTGTAACAAATACTGGTAGCGGTGTAACGGTAGATTCTGGTGGGAAGAGAGCGGCTATTCTTAACGTAATTGTTCAGGTTTTATTATGGCTAATGACACAGCTATTTATGAACCATATGGGGAGAACAACTATTCAAAAAGGATTTAAATATTACTTAGGATGGCAAATGATTTTATGTTGGTCGCATCCTAATATCGGATTAAAGAATGTATGGATGGAAGTATATGATTCTGATATTGAAGAATCTACTCAAAAAGGAATATGGTCTGATAACAAGGCTACTAGAAAAGATAACCCAGCTGGAATAATTGCTCATATTGATAAACCAGATATGTTCGGTGGAGTAGATGAAGGTGGAGGGTTTGTTGGTGACATAAGAGTGTATTTTGGCGGTGATGGAAATACACACGATTCATGGATGGTTAGTCAAATGTCATTAGATACTGTTCAAGAAGAAGTAAGAGGTCTAACACCATTATATAGACCTTATATGTCGGTAGTAGTCCCACAAGCATATATAGGAAAGCAATCAAACATACCTAGTATGTGGTTTGAAATAGTTAATTACCCTGATGCATTGGCTATTATGTATGCAGATAAACTAAAGGAAGATTACGAGACAGAGAAAAAAGAATTAGATGATAAAATAAAGAAGATAGAGGACATTGAGGAGTCTAAAAGAACTATAGCACAAAAGAGCAATCTAGCTTCGTATAAAACTGAAAAAGAAGCTTTAGATAAGCGCGGAGCACTTCACTTAGGAAAGATTTCAGAGGACTTAAACCCAGCAGAAGCCATATATGAAATATGTGTTAATAATGATTGGGGATGTGCTATAGATAAAGATAAGATTGACATAGATTCTTTATATGAATTGGGGAAAACATGCGAAAAAGAGGGTATGGGAGTATCCGTTCAGATATCAGCAGTAACCCCTGCAAAGACTGTAATAGGTAATATATTGAGTCATATAAATGGTATGTTCTTTGATAACCCTAAGACAGGAAAACTTACCTTTAAGCTGATAAGAAATGACTATGATGAAAATAGTTTGATAACCTTGTCAGTTGATAATTGTGAAAGTTGCGAGTTTAGCAGATTAGATTGGTCTGAAACAGCTAGTAGTGTAACAGCTTCATTCACTGATTGTGATAATAAGTATGAAACAAGCACACTTCCTGTATATGATTTGGCTAATGTGAAAATAACTAAAACCATAACTGATAAGCAAATAGATGCAGGATATTTTACTACTTCTGCTAATGCTAAGACATATGCACAGAATGAACTGTTGTCAGCAGGATATCCATTAGCGGCGGCAAGCATAAAGGCGAATAGAGTAGCCCATAATTTGACAATAGGACAGCCTTTTATATTAAATTGGGAACCTTACGGTGTTAAGAAAACAATAATGCGTGTAACTGATATCGATTATGCGGGTCTAAAAGACGGTATAATAAGTATTGAAGCTATAGAAGATGTTTTTAGTTTTGATAAAACAGTATATGCATTTAGTAATGGTTCTGAATGGAAAGATGTAGACCATTTGCCAGAAGTTGTAACAAATAAGAAATTTATCGAGTCTCCGTATGAGATGAATAATACTTTGGATACGTTTGTTTATGCAATGGCAGTAAATCCTAGTGCTTATTCAGTATATTGGGATGTGTGGAGAAATAAAGATGGTTCATATTATATTAGTGCTAAGTCATCAAACTGGACAGCAGGAGCAAGAATGGTGTACGGAACAGATGCTAATTACATATCAGACGATAAATTTGAAGTAAAAGAGCTAGGCTCTGTACCATTATTTGATGATAGAATAGAACTAATAAATAAAAAGCCAGAACTATACAACAATACTACAGGAAGAAACATAGCGATAATAGATAATGAAATTGTGTCATATAATAATATAGTAAAAATGCCTAATGGCAATTATAGTATAGAGGGCATAATAAGAGGAATATATGATACAATACCAGTTATTCATACCAGTAGTTCAATAATCTATTTGATGGATAATATGCTGAATATAACGGGGGATTCAAGAGATGTTGAAGAAGGTAAAACTACTACAGAGTCTTTGTGCATAACAACCGAATCTACTGATAAGCAATCAGATTTAGACGAAACTACTGCATATAATATGACTACTACCCGTAGAGCTGAACAACCCAGTGTTATGGCTAATCTGAGATTTGGTGCTGATTGCGGCGATAATACTGTATATTTGTATGATAACACGAAAACATTATCTAATGACTTAAAGTTTAAATTTAATCAGAGGGATAAGTTTAAGACATACAATATTGTGGCTCAAACTGATACTACATATAGAGGAATAGATATTGTAGCAAATACCAACACTAAAAATGTTGTTAGAGCTACATTAGGAGATAAAACTAAAGAATACTTCTATGATGCTTATGAAAAGGATAACTTCGTATTATCCTGGGGAAACATATGCAATGATTTTGACGTTCATGATACAAATGTATTCAATTTAGAAATTGGTACATATGATAATGATAAAAAGTTGTATTCTAATCAAATGTACCAAAAGCAGATTGATTTAGTAGTGCCAGTAATGGTAGAGATAGTAAGGACTAAAGACCAAGCACAGGCTTTGGCAGACAATATGGTAGATTCAAATTACATTATAGTTGAAGAGTCCCATTACAATGTGTCAAGAACAATAATGTATGAGTTATGCCCACTTATAGCTACATATTCGTATACAACAACAGTTAACCCAGATGGAACAGAAGTATATACCCCTGATAGTGGTATTATAATGGGTAGAGACGGAGTTAAATATAACTTAACTCCGACCTATTATAGAATAGTTGGTAGAGACTCAGATGGTAAGGCAATATTGTATGAGGAAAAAATGGATGATAGATACATATTAAAGATGTTCTATAATTCAAAAACAAATAATACAGAACAGTATTTCAGATACAACAGCAGTGGAAGTTGGTCAGAAATAACCGTAGAGGAGTGAGATATTTTTGGCTACAACATATACTAAAGAACTTAATATTCTTAGAGTAGACCCAGATTTACAGTTTGCTGATGAAGCATTTAATAAATCCCTTGATGATTTAGACATAAAGGTTTTAGGGATAATGCATTTGAAAACAGCAATGCATTGGCAGGAGTGGGTAAAAAATACTAACTATGTTAAAGGAGACGTTGTAAGATATCCGTCCTTACTAGGTAGTCAGTATGCTAAATGTACCGTAGCGGGAACTAGTTCTTCAATAGAACCAAAAATAAATGTTACTGGTTCAAGAGTTACAGATGGTACTGTAGAATGGATTATAAAGGAAATAGGGGGTACTGGTGACGGTAGCCCCATAAATGTATGGTTGGGTGGAACATCTTATGTTAGAGGAGACTGTGTTATATATGGCTCATGCTTATACAGATGTAAAACAGACCATACAGCAACAACATTTGATAAAGATTATAGTAAATGGCTAGAGATAGATGCAAGCATAAGGATGTGGTCATCATCCGTATTTTATGATGTAAATGATACAGTAGTCTATGACAATCTAATATATAAATGCGTAACAGCCAATAATGATACAACATTTACAGATGCTAATTGGGTATTGATTGGCGGAGCTGGCGGCATATCAACATGGGAAACAAATAAAACATATCAGCTAGGGCAGTTAGTATTAAATGATGGTACTTTATACAGGGCTACATTAAAGCACTTATCAGCTAAAGATTTTGCTACTGATTCAAGTGATTGGGAGCTTGTGACAGCAAATATACAAAGGTGGAGTACAGGAAAGTATTACATCAGTGGAGTATTGGTATCAAATAATAATGTAATATATGAATGTATAACAACGCATACATCAACTACATTTACAGCTGATAGAGCAGACTGGAAAGTATACCATACACCTAATGCATATATTAGAGACTGGTCAGAAAATACTACTTATGAAGTAGGGCAAGTAGTTATACATTCAAATAAATTATATGAGTGCATAACAGCTAATAGTGATGCTACTTTCACTATGGCTAACTGGAAAAAGCTTACAAGTGGCGGCGTGGAAGAGTGGGCAACTAATACTGCATACACAATAGGTGATGTGGTAATAGCAAATAATAAGATATATAAATGTATTGTATCAAACACATCGACAACAGATTTTGCTAAAGACTCAGCTAATTGGCAAGAAGTGTCAGCTAGTATAACACACATAGATGATTGGGTAGCAAATAAAGCATATGCTGTGGGCGATTTGGTTGCTAACGATGCAAAAATATATAGATGTAATACAGCCAATACATCATCAGCTAAGTTTGAAACAGACATAGCAGATTGGGAAGAATTATCCCCTACTATAAATGAAATTACTATCTGGGCAAGCGGAAAGGGGTATGTAGTAGGAAATATTGTAATCAATGATAATAGACTATACAGATGCACTACAGCACATACAAGTTCTTCACTATTTGCCACAGACATAGCAGATTGGGTAGAGTTATCCTCATGCAATATAGCAGAGTGGAAAGCTTCAACTTATTATAAAACAGGTGATTTAACCTTATGGGATAATAGGTTATGGAAGTGCACAGCAGACAATACATCAAGTGCTTCATTCATTACCGATATAGATAAATGGGCAGAAATAAGTAAAACATTAATACCTTCATGGGCAGTAAGTACATTATATCAAGTAAATGATGTAATTGCCTATGACAATGTATTATATAGATGCAAGACAGCACACACAAGTGGTACTGCATTCGATGAAACTAAGTTTGATGTTTTAGTAACAGGGCATACAAATATACCAGATTGGAAACAATCATATGATTATAAACAAAGTGATGTAGTATTATTTGAAGGGGCAGTATTAAGAGCACTATCAGCACATAAATCATCTACTGATTTTATGGCTGATTATGTGGCAGGAAAATGGATTAGATTTGATGGCAGTACAATAAAGTATATTGTAAACACTACAGCTAATACTAAATATACAATACCTATAATACCCTATACAGATATATTCTATGAATCACCACAGGTAAAGAAGTATGTTAGTGCTTCTACTTCAAGAGATGTAGTTAAGGCAAAAGTAGATAGTGATAATTATACATATGACACAGCATTTACGGAGGTAGTATAAAATGGCAATAAAACCAAAAACATTATATAAATTAACATCTACCTCTGAGGAGTTAACATCAGAGAATTATCTAACAACCACAGAAGAAATAGATTTAACTAAATATAAGTCATTTGAAGGGGTTAACAGAGGAGGTTCTAGTCTGTTAGCTCTTTGTCATTTTGATGAAGATGGAAGTATGCACAGTATAGCTGATGAAATAAATGGGTATTGGAGTCTTAGTTATGGTGCCAATAATGATGGGAATGATTTTAATAATGTTATTACATATACAACAGATAAAAAATTTGGTAAGGCTTCATTAAAGGGAACTGCTAATGGTTTAAGACAAGTATCAAAGCATATAAGGGGTTTTGATTGCACTAAAGAGTTTACTATATCCTTTTGGGCTAATCTGGGTAATGTAAGCAAGAACGCGACTCCTTTGGTATTTATGGGTACATCCTATTCAAATTATGCAATGAGAAAGGGAATTTACTTAGGAACTAATGCAGTAGGAGCAGGGAGTTCCTATACGACATTGAGTGATGGGACTACTGATACAGCTTCTAAAGCTTTTTACCCAGCTACAGGAACGTGGGCACATTATGAAATTTCAAGAAGTAGCAACAATGTATTCTTTTTCATAGATGGTAAATTAAAGTTTACTGCCATATCAACTACAGAGGATATGACTTGTGATTCAGGCTATACTGATTACCTATGTATGAATAATGGTTTACTTCTTGCTGCGGCAAGCATAGACGAGCTGAAAGTATATAACTACTGTAAGCACACTACTGATTTTACGCCAGAGACATCAGCAGAGTACATAGGTAAGACAGCATACTTGAAAGACAATAAGCTGTATGGAATAGACAGTACAGATGCAATGGTAGTATTATCAGAGGACTTCGCGGCGGAAACAGATGTAGTAACTGTATTAAATAAAGTAACAAGAGAAGCATATAAATCAGAGTTGACAACACTATCAACATTTAGTATAATAAACTATAGCATAGACAAAGAAGCTACATATGCTATACAGGCAATACCTAAACCATTGCTATTAACTCCTAAAGCATTGAATGACGATAGTTTGGTAAATACTTATGGAACATGGTCAACAACATATACTGTATCTGGTAGTGGGGTAATAAAGTATGCATTAACAAATGATTTATCAACTTACTTTATATACAGTGGTAATACATGGCCCACAGTAGATGCAACAACAGCAGATAAAGCATTATCTTCTTTTGAGTCTATACAGACATTGGCGGCTTACCAAATGCAGAAAGCAAAATTTTCTACAGGTAAATCAGCAATAGCTTTTGTACTTGATATAACATATTTATCAGACGTAGCAACTATAGATACTGTTAAGGATAATGAAACTGTAAAAGAGCATTGGGTGGATACAAATGAATTTTCGTCATCATATGTTAATAACAATGAACTTGATTTAACAATAACAGGAACAGGAAATTATCTTGTAGACTGGAATAAGAATGAAGATATTGATATCGACTCAAATGGTGGATTAGCTACAGAGGATGATATACTTAATATGTTTAACGAGGGGTGATACAGTTGGCAATTAATTTAAAAAACTTGATAGATAAGAACTTACTTGCTTTATTTCACAAGCAGTTAAATATAGATGGTGTTAAAGTATCTAATATAGAGGACTGGCAGAGTGGAAAGTATTATCCAAAAGGTAGAGCAGTAACCTATAACAGCACTCTATATAAATGTAGGCTAAACCATACAAGCACAACTACTTTTGAGGATAAAAAATGGATTCCTATTTCAGTAGAGACGGCAAAAGATGTAGGCATAACAGACTGGAAACCGTCTACCTCATATAAAGTAGGAAACATGATTACCTATGATGGCAAGATGTATAAATGTATTAAAGATAACATATCAAGTGCTTCATTTGATACAGACATAGCAGATTGGCAATTAATAGGTGGAGCTGGCGGAGCTGGTGAGTGGGAAATATCAACTGGCTATGAAGCTAATCAATTAGTTACAGTAAACGGTATTCTATATAAAGCTAAAATAAAACATACCAGTAGCGAAAATAATTTTCAAGAAGATGTTGCAAAATGGGATAAGATATACGCAAGTATATCCCCATGGGTAGCAGATAAATATTATCCATCAGGAACACTAGTAATAAATGATAATAAAATATATAAGTGTTCAATATCACATATAGATGGGGCAACATTTAATACAGTAATATCATCAAGTACAGTATGGGTAGAAGTATCAAAATCAACAATAGATAATTGGGCTTCAAATCATACATATGCTATAGATGATATGTTAGTACATGATAATAGGCTATATAGAGTAAATGCAGTATTTACAAGCTCCACAACTTTTGATGCAACTAATCTTGACATTATGTCAGAAGGAGTGTATAATTGGGATAGTAACACAAAGTATTATCAAAACCAGTTGATACTTCATAACGGATTATTGTACATAGTGAATACAACATTTACTAGTACAACTACATTTGCTGACACAAATATGATTAGATTGACTAGTAAGCAACCATCAGATTGGGCAGTAAGTACAGAGTATCTTGTAGGAGATTTAGTTGTATACAATAATAGACTATTAAGATGTAAAACAGCCCATACAAGCGGAACAACCTTTTCAGTAGCTAACTGGGAAGTAGAAATTAACACTAGTTTGTCTAACTGGAAATCAAGTACATTATATCTGGCAGGGGAGATAATAACATACGCTAACGTACTGTATATTTGTACAACAACAAATACATCTTCCGCTAGTTTTTCAGCAGATATAACTTTCTGGAAACTATTAGATGCAAATATAAAGGATTGGGAAAAAGATGTTTATTACCCAGTAGACCATTTAGTAATTAATGATGGAAAGATTTATAAATGTAAAACAGCTAATACGGATTCTACTTTTACAGATACAAACTGGATATTATTATCAAGCGTATTTGATGGCATAAAGGACTGGAAAGCAGAGAAAAGCTATAGTGTAGATGATTTAATTGTATACAATAATACATTGTATAGATGTACATCAGCACACAAGAGTTCTTCAACATTCCAGCCAGATATAGCACATTGGCAGTTAGTGTATTCAGCCCTGCCGCCGTGGAAAGCAGAAACATTCTATTCTGTAGGAGTATGTGTATATGATGGTTCATCAATATATGTATGTAAGAAAGACCATGTAAGTGCTGATGCATTTGCAGATGATAATTGGATTTTATTGTCCAGCGCAAGTAGCAAGATTACTGCATGGAAGAAACAAAATCCATATAGCTTAGAAGATATTGTTATATATAATGATAAGCTATACTGTTGTAAGACGGCACATACATCAACAGATTCATTTACAAATGATATACTTAACTGGACAGAGTTAAACCAGACAGTAACAGATTCTACTGCGTATAGTCAAGTAACAAA